TACTGGACAGGTACGCTAGGTGCCATAGCAAAGATGTGTAACCTGCGCTGTAAGCCTGACACACAGTATGAGACACGGTTGATTGCAGATCAGATCAGCGATAAGATGGGACAACTGTTTCCAGTAAGCTGGGCTGCACTTATGAAAGGAGAAACAGAATGACTGACCTAGAGAGAATGAAAGCAGAGTTTGCCGCTAAGGGTGGCAAGGTGACTGTACTACCTGCAACGGAGTTTGAAGAGATTGTAGAGGATACCCTAAGACTAATAAGTTGGGGCGAGGGTGCCACGACTAGGGTGGAGCAGAAGATTAAAGACTCATTAAGAGATCAAGTAATCATGGAAACAGGGGGTAAGCGCGATGACGAATGAGCATCGACTGACAGCAGAAGAGATTGACAAGATGTGTAATAGATTAGCTTACAAGTACCCGCAATATGGTATTCGTGACGACCTTAAGTCAGAAGCTATTCTTGCTGTCTATGAGCGTTTAAGCAATCAACCCGATGAACACCCAGCTTATCTTTATAACCTAGCTAGGCGAGCTATGTTTGACTACGTAAACCTAAAGGACAAGGCTGTACCAATGCCAGCAAACAAGACTACAAGGTCTGTAGCGGGTAATAGGCGCATACCTAAGAGTTCTACATACTCTAAGGGAGGTTTGCTTGCGGTTCAGTCTGCCTTACGACCAACACAAGAGTATGAAGAAAGTTTAAATTTGTCTGTAGAAGACTGTACAGAATCTTATGAGACAAAGGACTTTATATCTAAGTGCTTAAATAGCTTGTCAGAGCGTAGCAGGGAGGTCATAGAGATGCGTTACTTGAAAGAGATGACACAAGAGGAGGTTGCAGACATTTATGGGGTGTCTCAACAGGCTGTTGCCTTGTGGGAAGATGAGGCTTTGCATAAAATGTCTACACTGTAACAATTCGTGACTTGTGAAAGGGTGATTTAGACACCATATGTAAGTATGAAGCACTTAAGAAGTTACTACTTAAGTAATCTCATAAGTAATAATAACTACAACAAGTAATAAGAACATAAGTAATTACATAAGTTACTACTTATGTGTCGTTAACAACAGGGAGAAGCCACATGGCTGAACACGCACACCAAGAATGTCCATACGAGACTTGTGGCTCCTCTGACGCCTTTAGCTACAATGATGAAGGTTACGGAAAGTGTCATGCTTGCAACCAAGGCTACCCGTCCAAGAGAAAGACATTCGATTGGGCTGAAGAGAAATACCCGACTAAAGGAGATAACAAGATGTCGTTCACCCCTAAAGCTGTTGTGTCGTTCTATGAGGACACCCCCAGCGATGGAAAATATGAGACCATGCGCGGTATTCAAAGTCGTACAATGGAAGACTACGGGGTTCTAACCTACGGGGATCGTCAAGAGTACGTGTACCCCAGCGGGGGAATTAAGGTACGCAACCTGAAAGAAAAAGGGTTCTACGCTAAGTCAGGGTTCAAGGGTGATGAACTATTCGGTATGAACCTGTTTACTGCTGGTAGTTCCAAGATGGTAACGATCACAGAGGGTGAACTAGATGCTCTCTCAGTGTCTCAGATGATGAAAGGTGCCTACGCTAACCCTGTTGTGTCGTTACCCTCTGCAACACCTTCTAAGAAGCTATGGGAGAACTGCGCAGAGTGGCTTAACAGCTTTGATAAGATCATCCTGTCAGTAGACACAGATGAGGCTGGTAATGCACTAGCAGATAAGGTTGCCAAGCTATTCCCTAACAAGGTCTATCGTGTAAACCATCACCCATACAAAGACGCTAATGACTTCCTACAGAATGGCAAAGGTAAGGAGTTCAAGGGGGCATGGTGGGCAGCAAGTAAGTACACTCCTGAGAACGTGATGAACACCACAGAGGACTTCCTGTCGCTGTATCAGGATGCACCAGAGCATGAGTATGTACCTACAGGTATCCAAGCACTAGACGATAAGATACTGGGGCTGATGCAGGGTCACTTCACAGTGATCAAGGCACCGACAGGCATTGGTAAGACTGAGGTAATGCGTTACCTTGAGTACAACATGATCTCGCAGGGTGTACCAATCGCTGCAATGCACGTAGAGGAAACTAAGCTACGCTCTCTGCTAGGTCTTGTGTCATACGAGTGTAATGACAACCTGACACGCAGGGATTTGATTGAGGAGAAAGGAGCTAACGATCAGGTTCTTGCAGCTATCACTAAGTTAACCAAAGATGAACTTTACTATCAGTTCTTTATGGGTGACGGACAGGGTGCTGAAGAGCTATGCGACCAGATCAGATACTTCAGTCAGGCATGTGGATGTAAGTTTGTGTTCTTTGAGCCTATCCAAGATGTCGTAGTAGGATCGTCTGAAGAAGGCAAAGAGACAATGCTTGCTGATCTAGCTATTCGACTGTCTAAGCTGGCAGCAGAACTTAACGTGGGTATCGTGACTATCGCCCACACTAATGACAATGGCGACCCAAAGTATTGCAAGATGATTGGACAACGAGCTTCTGTCGTTATTGACTTGTCACGGGAGAAAGAAGCAGATAGCTTAGAAGAACGGAACACGACTCACATCCGCGTTGAGAAGAACCGACCATGCTCAGAAGAGGGCAATGCAGGTACAATGCGGTTTAACTTAGATACGTTTACATTAAGGGAAGTAAAATGACATTCGATGAACACCTAGAAGAGAACACAGAGATGTGGGATATGTTTGTTAAGTACGCAATAAAGATTGGGGAGCAAGGTAAGAAGTTTTCTGCCGCTGGCATTTTCCACTTGATGCGCTACGAGACTATGGTAAAAGAAAACAACAGTGAGTTCAAGATCAGTCAGAACTGGTGCCCACTGTACGCAAGAAAGTTTCTGGAGGAACACCCAGAATATCCAATCTTTAGACTTAAGGAGCTACGCAGCTAATGACAACAGTATTTGATATTGAAACGGATGGTCTTTTAAATGAGATGACCAAGATTCATGTCATGTCTTGGTCTAACGACATGGGTGAAGTTAAGCATACCCATGACTACGATGAGATGCGTTATGTGTTACTCAACACTGGCACTCTGGTGGGCCACAACATTATTCGCTTCGACATACCCGCCGTGGAAAAGTTACTTGGTATCAAAGTAAAGGCACGTCTGATCGACACGCTGGCACTTAGTTGGTACATCAACCACGGACGTATGAAGCATGGCCTTGAGGGCTACGGAGAGGAGTACGGGGTGCCTAAGCCAGTGATTAAGGACTGGAACACCCTGACGCCTAAAGAGTACGCTCACAGGTGCGATGAGGACGTTAAGATCAACAACCGTCTATGGCGTGACCTATCTCTTAAACTAGGTAAACTATACAAGGACACACCAGAAGACAGAAACCGTCTCATTGATTATCTGTCGTTCAAACTAGACTGCGCCAGAGAGCAGGAAGAGCTACGGTGGAAATTAGACGTACCAAAGGCACAAGCAGCCTACGACGAAATCGCCCAACTCAAAGAAGAGAAGGTAGAGCAACTAGCAGATGCTATGCCTAAGCGTATCCTTTCACGAATGGCTAATCAGCCAAAGGTTATGCACAAGAAAAACGGAGAGTTATCATCACACGGTGAGAAGTGGGTGGCTCTATGCAAGGAGAACAAGCAGCCTGTGACCTCGTTATGCTTTGTGGTCAAGACAGGTGAGGAACGGGGAAACCCTAACTCTAACGATCAGGTTAAGGACTGGCTGCGTTCTCTAGGTTGGGAACCACGTACATTTAAATTCGTAAGGGATAAGAGCAATGGAGACACAAGACAGATTGAGCAAGTACGCAAAGGCTCTGACTTATGTAGTAGCGTTCGGGAACTTTCTGCTGTTGATGCTTCTGTTGACTTGCTTGACGGCCTTACTGTTCTTACTCACCGTGCAGGGATACTGAAGAGCTTCTTAGAAGGTCACACAGATGGCTACCTACAGGCTGGTGTCGCTGGACTTACGAATACGTTCCGCTTTAAGCACTTTAAGCCACTGGTTAACCTACCTAGCGTAGATAAGCCTTATGGTGATGTGATCCGAGGTTGCCTGATTGCACCAGACGGTTATGTGCTATGCGGTGCTGACATGACATCATTGGAGGATACAACTAAGCGTCACTACATGAAGCCACTAGACCCTACGTATGTACAGGAGATGAGCCATGAAGGCTTTGACCCACACTTAGACTTAGCACTACACGCGGGTCTTATTACTCAGGCTGACATCGACATGCACAACTCAGGTGAGC